TATCAGTTGCTTCCAACCAATCGGTGGTAAATAGACCTGCTTGCTCCAATCTATTTTCGATTTCACTGAGCATATTATTTCCTTCCACGTCCAATGGTGTCAGAGTGAACACGTCAACTTGATACCAGATATTACGATTAGCTTTTTTATTTGATAACCTGTCAGTGTAATTATTACCTAGATTAAATCTTATAAATGGAAATTTGGCATTCACGCTATTTCCATAAAACCAGGTATAATCTAGCCCTTTAAGAACGCTAGCTATATCAGACTTTAGCGTCACTATAGCCACCTTCTTTCGCTAGTAACAATTCTGTTTCGTTATTAGTAAAATCAGGAAATACCTTAACGATGTCATAGGTTACAGACTTATCGTTATTTAAAATAGCAGTCATCCCACTATGCATATGTATATTCAAAGGCATTCTGACTTGTCTATCCAAGGTAACGTTTTGGCTACCAAACTCATACCGGTCTTGACTATGAATCCCCTGGAGACGTATCGGATAGGTACCTAGTGATTTTAAATGTTCAGAACCAGGTATGGGCGTATTGTATTCATCAGTCTTTAATCGACGTTCTACTACACTTAATATCCCGTCATTATACGCATTTTGAATTCTTTTATTCTTAATCGTCTTGTGTAGACTCATCCATGTCACGCTCCATTGCTAAATTCAGGCCAAATGCATTCAAATCATGCAAGAAATTTTGATAGTATAGTTCGCTAGCGTTAGCACGAACATATCTGGCACGATCAAACACAAGCATTTTTCCTGTTCTATTTGTTTCAATATCAAAGTAATCTGAACGATCTACAACATACTGATATGCTAATTCTAAATTCCGTTTAAAAACCTCGTCAGTTTCTACACCTAAACCTGTTTCTCTAACGTATAAGTCTTTAAATTCTTTTACTAGTTCTTCGCTAATTGTGGATGACATGATATCCACCTACTCTTTGATTGGTTCTTTATCAACGAATCCTTCGTCTTGTAAATATGCTAAGCGCTCTGGGTCAACTTCTCGTTTAGTCGCTGGGTAAGTCGCCATCTACAGTGTAGTGTCGACCTTTTTTATGTTCTCCTGTTTTTAGCTTATCTTCTACATCATAGAAGCCTTTTAATACTGGATATTTCTCCATATTACATACCTCCTAATTAAACTTCTGGATCTACTTCGACCGCAATAGGATTGATTGTATCTTGTTTAGCTAAATCCGCTTTACCTTCAGCTTCAGGTACAGTTACACCTTCAATATCAGCTAAGTCTAATACCACGAAAGCGTTAGGGTTCTTAGCTAAACCATTTGAGAACATTTTAGCAATGAATAAATCCATATCTTCAATCGCTAAAGTTTCTTCATATTTTTTAAGTTCTACATCACCCGCTACAGCTAACAAGTAGTTTTTCAAGTTACCTAAAATAGCTTTACCTTCTGGCACGGCATATGATTTCACAACAGATTCCCCATTTGGCAATCCTAATTGAACCCATGCACCAGTTTGTGTGTTTTGGAAGAATAAATTTGGAGAAATCTTAGTTTCGTAAGTAACAGGATTCACTACCAATGAATTTTTCCCATTCAACATCTTTTCTTTTGCTAATAATCCACGAGGTCCACCGAATGATTTAGGAGTTAAATCGGTAATTTTAACAGCAGTTTTTTCTGGGTAAACACCATCAGTTGAACCAGACAATTTACGCATAATACCAATAGGTTTTAACTTCCCGTCACCATTAATAACCGCTAACTCTAAAGTAGCTGCCATGACTTCACGTAAGAATGTAGTGACATATTGTGCTAACCAAGTTGGTCCCAATTTAAAATAACCTTTTGGCAACGCAATAAAACCAGATAGTTTAGCTACAGTCATATCTAACGATTTGAATGAACCAATTAAGATTTGACGAATATCTGCTGGAATTTCTGACCAGAAAGCTGTTTGTTTTGCGTGGTCTGCATAGATGTATTTAATCGCCGCTTCAGTATAACGTGTATCAATTTCAGATAACACTGGGTGTTCTTGCGATAAATCTTGCATAATAGTCTCGATAATTGTTTTTGGGAACAACTCATCTAATCCGTCAACGGTTTGTTTTTCAACCGCTTCAGCAAAGAATTTCTTTTCTTTTGGCGTCATTTGTAAACGATTCGCACGCTTTGCCATCACAGTATCTTCATCACGCGCGCTTTCGTACTTAGCGATTTCAGCGTTCACTGAATCTTCCATTGACTCTGCTAAAGCTAATGAATACTCTTCAAATGCTTGTTTTTGTACCTCTGTTTCTTCAGATGATAATGCATCATACATTTCTTGTGTAGCTGACTGCAATTTATTTTCTTTTTTATCAGATAATTTAATTGTCATTTATTTTTCTCCTTTATATTTAAACGTTAAACGTTTTTACTAAGTTACTTAAAAATGCGTTTGGTTTGTTTTCAGTAGATTCTTCATCTTCTTCTAAGTCTTCTAACTCATCATTGGCAGAATTTTCTTCGGCTTTTGTATCATCAGCCTTAGCTGAATATTTATTCAATAAGCTAACGATTAATAAGTTATCTTGTGTTTCTACAGGTTCTACAGAATCACCATCTTTAACGGTTTTAGTTGCAAATCCAAACGTTTCAGCTTGCTCTGCAGTTAACCATGACTCGTTTTCCATCAACTCGCCCAACTCATCTTCTGTACCGTTAAAACGTTCCATATAGATATCTCTATATGATTGTTCCAAAGATTCTAAGGCGCCGATTTCTTTTAGCAAGTCACTCTTATTCCCAATGACGTATGCCCAAGGGTTATGAATCATAAATGTAGTTCCGGAAGGCATTGTTAACGTGTTACCACAAGTGGCAATGACTGATGCTGCACTTGCTGCGATACCATCGATTACTACATCAACTTCATCAAAAGTAGATTTAATATAATTACGAATAGCTACGCCTTCTGTTGCATCGCCACCGTATGAATTGATGTGAACTGTTAATTTAGTTTTGTCTAATCGACTCGACATTCGACGAACATACTCAAGTGTAACTCCGTCCCATGCGTCACCAATCGTTCCATATAAAAATAACTTATCTTCTTCAGTTGAGACAGAAGCTTTGATAGGCTCTTCTACCATCATTTTTGCTAATTTCTTATTCAGTATTCTCACCACCTTTCAATGGTTCAATATTTTTGGTCAAGTAGTAGGCAGATGATTCTGCATTTTCTAATCGTTCATATCCAGCTTCTTCCCGAATATCATCTGGACTAAATGAACCAATTCCAATCAATTTCTCTGCACTAGTAGCAATATCAAAAATATTGATATAACGTAATTTCAGAGTTGAAGCTTTTACATAATTGCCAGATATATATTCTTTTGGTGTGTAAAATTTCCGATTAATTTCATCAGAAATTTGTTCAACAAGTGGTTGAATAACGTTAATCAGATATTCATCCTTATGTTGACTGACGTCCGCCATATCGCCATAAATTAATGATGGATGAATACCAACAACTTGTAAGACTGCATCGAGATACTCATCAGAAATTTTATTCATTTCATCAACCTGACTATTGGCAATTCCAGTACTACTAGAATGTTCCTCGTACTCCATACCATCTTGTAGTGGTACGACACCGACTGTTTTGTTGCTAAACGCTTTGAAAACTTTATCTACAAATGTTTGTAAATAACTTTGGGCATTTTTTTGCTTACTTAGCGAACCAGTTAGTTTAGCAGTAGCACGCACTTGATTTGTCCGCATTGCTACTTGAATCAACCTAGCAAATAAATCACCGTACGAATCATCCAATTGATGTACCAATCGTTTTAAATCAGTATTTTCATATTTAAGATGTATAACTTCTGTTTCGCTAAAACTTCTGCCCATATTCAATCCATTAACAACAATGTCACTATAGATATTTGGGTATACGGCAAACTCTTTTGTTTGAAAATCATCAGCCACTAAGAAATAATCTTCTTTTGTCACAATAATTAAACATTCGTTATCTTCATAAAATAATTTACGGATAACTTTTTGCCAAAACTCTGTTGCGTTATCGTTTAAGTTAGGTTGGATGTTTAAGTGGTAATACAGGTCATCTCGCTTAAAATTTCCACCGTTAAACGTCTTCCATTCAACAAGTGATAAAGATCTAGCCACCTTACCTAAAACCGTGTCTAACGCCCTCTGTTTCATTAATGTGGCGTTGTAGTCTTGCTCCAATAAAGTAATTTCTTTAATAATATTCGCATCTGGGTGTCTACTAAAATAATTAAATACGCCTATAACCTTTCACCGCCTTTCATTTTTAATTAGATACATTAGATCATCTCCAGAGTTCCGTTACGTCGCGACCTTTATCATCCATAACATCCCTCCTTTCACTAGAAATCTATATCCGCTAAAATAAATTCCGATGGTACTTCTAAATTCGTATCTGCAAAATAAAAAGCATAAAACAGAGCCATGAAACCATCTGTCTTACGCCTTAACTCTTCTTTCTTTTCATATAGCTTATTACCTGAAGCGTCATATTTTACGAATACATTATTCGTGTACCACCTCATCATGTAATCATTACCCCAACGAATATGTTTTCCACCAAAAACTCTATCGATTTTATCTGACACTTGCCCAGAAGCGACTCTAGGGTTATTTACCCAGACTACTTCAAAGCCAACATCTTCTAACGGTACTTTTAAAGTATTTAGTTTATGCTTATCAAGAACTATTGTTTGAAGCATAGGATTCTCTTCCCGCATTTTTACAAACCAATTCACTATATGATCAACTGATATTAATGGTTCATCGATAATTGTAAGTAACCCTTCTTCTTGCCATTCTTTTATCGGCGCTTTAATCGTAAATTGATTTAAAAAGTTCTGGTTTACAAAACTATGATGTTTCCAAATATACTCTTCGTTTTCGTCCAAGAATAAAACGCCACATGCAGTGAAGTCTCGTGCTTGTGCAAAGTCACAAGCGCCTAGAGCCGATAAATCTGATGTATCTTCAGGTATTGATCTAGTAGCTGCAATTAACTCTTTCTTTGGTACTACTGTACGATTTGTATCTTCCAACAATGTATTCATATTTTTAATCGTAAATTTAATCTTATCTGTTTTACCAGACTGGATACCATAATAACGTCGTTTCTGTTGTCGCATATGTTCTTTGGCATATTCTGTCATTGGTGGGTGATACATAGGATTTGCTTTTTGCCACATATCAAAATTATTCATTTCTGATAAGTCATCTAACTTACAAATCCAAGGAAACATTCGCGTATATGGATCTTCACCGTTCAATATATTTTTAGCAATATCCATTGTTTGATCATAGACACCGTCACGTTGAAAACCATTCGTACCGATATAGTAAGCTCTAAAATCCTTCACCTTACCACGAGCTGATTCAAATATTTCTAACTGGTCATTCTTTATATATTCATGAATTTCATCAAATCCAACACAAGCAACACGTAATCCATCTTTTGTATTCGTGGATGATGTTCTAAATTTCAAAATACTGTTTGAATCAATACCTTTTATATATGTTTTATTCTTATAGAAATATGATTTCAAATCTTCATTGTTATCTAACATGTCATAAATTTCATCAAATGAAACCATCGCTTGGTCTTCTGAGTTCGCTACAATATCAACATTATAATTTCTGATGCCGTGAAGTGGACTAATAAAATAGTTACTTAACCCACTAAAGAGTCCATTTTTTCCGGAACCACGGGCCATCGTCCAAAAATGCGAATCATAAAATAATGCATCAGTACCATCTTCATTTGTTCTTAGAAAACTAAAAGGGATTAAAAACTTCTGAAAATCAGCTAGAGGAAAATACCATCTTTCTATATAGTCAATGCAGTTTTCTATTTGTTCGACATCAAAATAAACATCATCTCGATTCAATACATCTCGTTCTAGATATTCAAATAATTGAATACGTTCTTTATTCAAAATGATTTTTCCATCATCAAATAAATCCATATAATGCTTAATTGTCGGATACATCACTTTAAACGTCATAATAAATCACGCTTCATGGCCACAATTTTATCTCTTGGCTTTTCCGATATTATATTAGGAATTGCTTTATCAGATTTTGTATCATGTTTAAACTGTATCGAATCTAGCAATTTCATCATTGAAGCTTCTAGTTTTGTCCACGAGTTTATAGCTGGATTTTCTTTCAAGAAGCTTTGAAAACCATTAACAGTTTCAACGATTACATCGTGTTGCTTTATTTTTTGTTCTAATTTCTTTTGGATATCATACATCACCAAGTAGCGTTCAACCTTATCGACTTCAATTAAATTGTTTTCATCTATATTTTCTAGCATATACTTTTTTATTTTTGTTTTTGCTGGTCTAGCCATCAGACCCCCCCTTCCTTAAAATGCCCCCTATTGCGTATATTAATTTCAAAAAAGTTCCACAGTCGCATCCCCTCCCCGCTGTGGAGAGTGAAATTTATTTTTCAAAACTTTTAGCGGGGGTGTACCTAAAAATTTTTACCACCATTCATCATCGGACCATTTACTTTTCTTTCTGAATTCATTTCCATTG